AGCCGCACCAGATACGGCCCCGCGTCTTCGGTATCCGGCGGCCAATACCAGAACGAACGCGCGCGCGCCTGGGCCACCGAATCCAGCAGCGTGTAATCGGCCGAGCCGGCCAGCACGTTGCGCACGTCGAGCGTAAACCGTCTACGCGGCGGCGCAATCTCGAGCGCAGCCGTGCCGCCGGGGTATTCCGTTTCCGCAATCTGGCTTTGATACCGATTCCCGAAACGGGGGTCTACATAGGCATCGTCCGATAGCGTTTCTTTTTCGCCTATCCACCACCCGGCCAACGTGTAAACGTCTCCACCTGACGAATCTTGCACCCTCCATAATAGGAATTGCTCGAGATCCGACGTGGCTTCGCGCTCGATGACACCGGCCGCCGCCGTGAATCCTTCAATCTGAACCGCCGAACCAAAGGAGAAGCTATCGTCCCGGTATACGTTAATCAGCTTTCCCGTGAATGTATGCCCATCGGGAACGATCATTGTACGATGCCCAGCCGGGGGGATCGCTTGCAGATCCATTCGGATGGCTCCATTCCCGCCCGCTGTCGTCTCGAACGTGCCCACCGTCCCCTGCCGCCCGTCAATCCACGCGCGCCTCGAGGCCGTGCTAGGCGCTTCCGTGTATGCCCATTCGTAAATATCGGCCGTGTCCTTGATCGCCGACACCGCATTGTCGACCATAAATGCCGGCTGCCTGTAGCTCATCGAACCAACCTCGAGCCCGACCCGTCAGCCGTGCGAATGCGTGTTCCGCCCATGAATGCCGTTCGCCCCACTGCGAGCGCCGCGTCGACATCGGCCTGCGATCTCCGATCCCGTGCCGTCAGTCGCCCGCCAGTTGCGCTCTGTACCTGGGCGGCTGCTCGTGCCGTTCTCTCGAGCTCACGTGTCAAGTCTTCGGCTCCGCCCTGAACCGCTCGATTCGCTTCCTCGAACGTGAGCAGCGATTCCGTAGCGCTATCCGTTTCGGTCGTCAGTGCGTTTGTCTTGTCGCCTAGATCCTCAAGCGTAGGCGCGAGCTCATCGCCGCCCGCTGCCGCAAGCCCCAATAATCGATCTTGGAATTGTCGCGCGCTTTCGTCCGCTTTCACCGTGCTGCGCTCGTAAGCATCATTGAAATCGGCAGCGATGCCCGTCTTTTGCGCGACGAACCCGAAGGCGTCCCCGACGCGCCCAAGCAGCGTAACCCCGGCCGTTGCTTGATCGACTAGCCTGCCCCCAATGAATCCGAGAAACGTGGCGAATGGGCCGAGCGCTTCGGTGATTCGTTCTTTCAGCGCCTTCACCTTGTCGGCGAATTTCTCGAGTGCTTCTTTCGCGGCGCCTACCTTCGAGACGAGCTCAACCGCGTTTAGCGTGATCGTCGCGAAGCCCGTCGCGATGAATTCGATCGCATCGAGAAACGCAGGCGCCGTGATGACGTTTTTGAGCTTCTCGAGTGAACCCCGAATTGCTTCGTTTTCGGTGATCGCTGCGCCGAGCTTTTCCTTAACGGTTCCCCAGGCGTTGCCGAGCTGCGCGACCAGACCCGAGAACGTTTTCGTCTGCGCCTGCGCTTGACCGCCGAAACGATCGAGAACCACGTCCAGCGCGGCCCCGCTCTTGAGCGCTTCGACGCCCATCGTCGCGACTTCGGGCACGAGCTCGCCAAGCTCGCCCCGGAATCCGTTCATAGTGCGCGCGAGATTTGTCGTGGCCGACTCGAGCGAAATCTTAAGCCCCGCAGACAGCTCGACGGCTGCCTGCGTGAGCTTGCCGGCTTGGTCTGCGCTCACGCCCAAGTTCAGCGCAAGCGCCTGATTCTGAATGATCGCTTCATCGCCGAATTGAGTCGTCTTTTCGAGCGCTGCGGCTTGTGCTTGAAGCGCTTCGGACGCGCCCGCCGCTGCCGGCCCCAAGCTCGCCAACGCCTGATCCAGCGCGGCTACGGACTTTTCCTGCTGCTGCGCTGCGTCAATTACCGATCCCGCCGCACCCGCCACCGACTTGAACAAGCCGACCACATCGCCCAACGTGATCGCGAAACGGCTCGAGAGGAAGGAACCGAGCTTGCCAAACGTTCCTTGAATCTTGCCGACGGGCGCGCTCGCCTGATCGTCGACCTCGAATATTACGCGCTGCTTGAAATCGCCCCGACCCATCGTGCCCCCACGCTGCCTATCGGTAGATCAAGCTGAACTCTTGGTTTGCAGTCGATGCGCGCCCGACCAGCTCAACGTCCCACGCTTGAGCGTTCCCGAGCCGGTTCGGCGTTAGTGACACAAGCTCAGGGTCTGCCATCGCGAAGCTGATTGCGTTGATTGTGTCGCCAGCCGTTGCGGTTGTGCCCACTTGCCAATCCAGCGCCTCCGCGTTCGCGATGTCCGACTCACCAAGCTGGTCGAGCTCGTACAGAATCCCGGTCGACTCGGCGTCAATCGTCGCCGAGACGGTCATCGTTCGGCCCGTTTGCCGTTGGCTCACCCCGTTGGCCGCGTTGCTCGACGGGACCTCTTCAAACTCGTTCGCGATCGTGGCAGTGAACGTCGAGAACCCAATCTCCCGATCGACCGGCGTGTCCGGCCCCCAAGCGAAACCAACGGCTTGCGTGACCGGAGCCGATAGCGTGGCCTGGGTTCCATACTCGAAAGGCGAAGCCGGCCACGATCCGGTCTGATCGTAAGAGTCAAAGACCCCAAGCAGGTCGAACGTGATCGTGCCCGTCTGCCCAGCCGTGAGCTCGATCGAAGCTGATCGGCACTCGACATCCCGCACGATGATTCGCCCACCGTTACTCGAGGCGTCTCCGTAGTAGAGCGCAGCCGTTACGAGAGCGGTTGCCGTCGGGGTCATCACGTTGCCGGAAGCCGTTGCAGTAGAAGCGACCCCAGCCGCTCTCCAAAGCGATTCGATCCCCGGATGATGCGCGAAATCTCCCGACGTGACCGGGCTCGAGGCCGTGCCTCCGTTGCCTTGGAGCGGCACCACTACCGAAAAGCTTTCGACGGTTCGGCCCAGATAATTGGCGAAATTGCGCGTGAATGACCCCGTGATGACCGCCTTCTCGGTGACGTTCTTTGCGAGCTGAAACCCGATGCCCGAATCACCCACGCCCGAGCCATCGACCCCGAGCACTGCACCGTCCGCCGAATTGATCGCGCCCCCCGTGCCCGAGCCCGAACCGATCGCCGGCATACTGGTCGCCGTGCCGCGCGTGGTTTGATCTTTGAACGCAGCCCCTAGCAGAAAGTCAATTGAAGCCATGTCATCCCTCCAGCGCGCAATCGGCGCGAATCGTATATCGAAGCACTTCCCCGACCCGCTCTAGGTCGCTTTCGACTGCCACGTCAACCGGGCTCGAGCGCACCGCTGCGAGTGCCGTCCAGAACGAATCCGCCGCCACGTCATCGACGAGCAGCGCCAAAGCGTCTTCAGCGCTCTCGAGATCCGTCGGGGTCGATCCCGCTGCACGATGCAATAGGTCAAGCTCCACCGTCGCAATCGTCACCGTGAGATTAGAGCCCGCCGTGGCCGTCTCTACTCCCGCGATCCGAATCATCGCGCGGTAGCTCGAGCGCTCCACGCGCTGCGAGTCGAGCGTACCCGAATCGAGAACGGGAACCGCTGTCGACAGCGCGGCAAGCGCTGTCTCGAGCTGCGTTTTGAGGTCCGCCACGGTTGCCATTACTCGACCCGCTCCACTTCAACCTCGGCCGACATGACTACGAAAGCGCCGTCTTTCGCTTCGCCCCAAGCCTCGAGCGTGAGATACGCGTCCGCCACGCCCGCGACCGCCCCGCCTAGATACTGATCGGCCAGGAGCGCAGCCCGAAACGTTTCCCATTCGTCGATGCGTGTCGCCCGGCTGATCGAGTCGCGCCAAAAGCACGTGATCGCAATCGTGTCCGTCCATTGCGTCTGGCCGTATGCCAGCCGATCGCCTCGAGCGCCCAGCACGCGGACCGAGGCACGCCGCTCGTAGCCTTCCGCCTGCGGCTGCGTCATCGGCCCTTGAATCACGTTGTCATAGCCAACGGCATTCGCTTCGAGCAACGTCGCCACGGCCTGCTCGAGATCGCCTTGCACGCTCATGCCGAAGCCCGTGCGCGCAGCAGCGCCTTGCGAAAGATCGCCAGCCCTTTCGTCTCAATCACGTGATCGGCTGCGGGCTCGAGGAATGGCCGTTTCGGATACGGCCCGAGCCCGAGCTCGTGCACGGGAGCATAAGCGACAGTCGACCCCACCACGTACTGCCGGGGGGCACCAGATCGGTCGGTCGAGATTGATCCCGAAAGCCGACCGCTCCGAAACGAAAGCCGTTTCGGTAGTGGTGGGGCCGTTTCCGTATCGCGGCCGCGACCGCGCACGATTTCGATTTCTTTTGCGCGCTGCTCGGTGGCCGTCGCAATCGCGTCGAGCGACTGGGCGACGACGAAGCCGCGCGCGGCCGGGTCGAGCGCATCGAGAAAATGCGCGATCCGTTTCGAGTCTCTGATATTGAAGCGCGCCCCGTTCATGCGAAACGCCGATGATTTCGCAGCGTCATGCGCGCGACGGGCAGTTGTGAGATCGCTTGCGCGAAATAGTCCGCCGATCCTGTGTCCCCGTTTGCTTGAGCAGACAAGCCCAGCCGGCTGCCCCCGGTCGTCTCGCCGGTCTGCTTCCAGACGAAGGCCGACACCTCGGCAGCACAAAGCGCGAGATCCGCCGGAATCGTGGATACCGTTTCGTAATCGACCTCGATCGAAACGCCTGCCGTCCAGCCGATTGCGACGGCATCCGACACGCGCTCGAGGATTCTCGCGTTTCGGAGCCGGTATCCCGAAGCTGCAAGCGCCGACCCCGACACGCGCACTGCGTCGATCGTGGCCGCCGGCTTGTCGAGGACGATCCGCCCTGAGAATGGCGCCACGTGAATCTCGGCCGTGATCGTGTTGCCTTCGTAGTCGTGGCCTACCTGCTCCGCAATCAGCGCCGAAACGCCCGCAATCACAGTCGACAGCGCCACGTCGTCTGCGCTGCCCTGCACCCCGGCATAGCCTTTCACGGCTTCGATTGTCGTCAGATCGGCCATCCGTCGCCCCCGTTGAATCCGGCTCCCCTACCACCCCCACGTAATAGGGGAGCCGAGCTCACTCCGTCGCCTAGCTTGCGTAATCCATCTCGCGCCAAGCCCCGTTAGTGTTGACCGCAGCCGTCGGAATGCACCGCCCGTCGATCCGCTCGTCAATCACCCACGTGCGCAGCCCCGTACCCACGGCGCGCTCGGTGTCGACCCGAATCCCCGTGCGGTTGCCCAAAGCGTACCATTGCGGGTTGCCGAAGAAGATCTTCGAGTCAGCCAACGAGCTGATCTCGTAGATCGGCTTACCGAGCAGCCGGCCGGTGGCCGCCGGGTCCGCATCGGTCATCGCAACCGGCGCGTTCACCGCGTTCAAGAACACCGGACGTTGGACGCCATCGGCGACCGTCATGATGTCTTGCAGCGTGTTGGAATTGGCAAAGAAACACGCTTCCCGCCGATACTGCTCCGGGAGTGCGTAGTACAGCTTATAAACGTCGCTGTACACAAGCGCCCCCCCCGTTGCCTCGGCCACCACCGTGATGGTCGCGCTGGTCAAGCTCTCCGTGATGTTGGGGGCCGTGCCGTTCGACGTCGCAATCTGCGAATCTTCGGCCGAGCCAATCGCGCCACCGGCCACCATCGTGAGTTGGTTCGCCACGTTGAAGCCCGTGTCCTCCGTGAAATTGCGACCCGCAGAGAACGAGACGCCCAGATCCTTGGCCGACAAAAGCGCCGAGCTCGGGTCTGGGGTCGCGTCCGAATACGACGCATTCTCGGCCCGGGTCGCCGCACTGACGATCGGCATCACGGGGATGCGTTGCGTCTGCGTGGTCATCGGAAACACGTTGACGAGCGCTCGGAATTTCGAGGCGACGTCACGCGCTGCAACGAGCTGCGATGCCAACGGCAGCGGAAGCAGCTCGGCTCCCGTCCCGTCTGCGAAGCCGCTCGAGGCGTTCGGAGCGCCCTCAAGCAACGCTTCACGCTGCTTGGAGCCGACACCCATGCCCTTGAGATAGGCATCGTTCAGCTCATTGTAGGACCGGATTCGCCCCTCTACGTTGCCCGTCTCGACGTGCTGCGCCCATTCGGCCGTGAGACGATCCATGCCCCCGTTTCGAGCCGCGCGCAGGTCGGCCACCTCTTCGGGTGATCGGCCCGACTCCATTCGGCGATAGAGCGGCGCAGAGCCGTCCCCGATCACGCGAATCGTATCGACCTCGACCACGCCCCCCCGATCCCGCTCGGCGTTCGCCTGGGGCGGCACCGGAGCTCGGCGGCTGCGCTTCTCTTCGAGCGTGTCCGCAAATTCGGTCACCGCTTTGAGCGCTTCGTCTCGTGCGTCGGAACGCACTCCCTCAATGGCACCCGCAAGCCTGTCGGTCATCGCGTTGATTGCGTCGACCTCCCGCGACCCGTCGGCGCCCTGTCCCGTTTCGTTTTCGTCACTCATGTCATCGACTCCCCGTGAGCTGCTCGAGCACATCGCCCAGCGAATCACGTAGATCAGCCCCCGTCCGTCGACCGCCGCGCTCGATGCGCGTGATCGCTCGGCCAAGAGCCTCGGTTACGGTGAGCGTGTCCTCGGGTTCGTCATCGCTCGGGGATTCGTCCCCGGCTTCCCGTGCCGCCTCGAGCCGCTCCACCGACTGCTCGAGTGCGCGAATGATCTCGAGCTCACGGCTGCTTGTGCCATCGAGCCGCTCAATCATTCCATCCCACATACTGCGGGATATTTCCGCTTTCGCTTCGCCCGATCGTCCGATCAGCGCTTCACGGTCTGCGGGAATTCCGACAATCGACTGTTCGATCGTCCGGCTCTTCTCAAAAAAAAGCCCGTATTTCTTTCGGTAGTCTGCCTCGGCATTCGTGACCTTCGCCGCGTGCCCTTTCGGCAGATCCCGCCGCTCGACGTGTCGGATTGAATCCCACGTCATGGACGTACCGCGAACGTGTCCGCTGCTGATCGCGTCGACCAGATCCCGCCGGGCCTCGAGCGCTTCCCCGTCGCCGGTCAATCGAACCTGTCCCACGCCCCGAAGCGCGGCAACGCCGTCGATTCGATCCCGGCGCATGTTCGAGACCGTGCCCAGATTCGCAAGCACCGATCGGGAATGGTCGAGCTGGAGCGGGATCGAATCTGGGAACTCGAGCCCCGCGATCGAAATGATATGCCCGTCTGAAGCCTCCCCCTCAGTCGCCATCACCATATCGAACTCGCCCGAATCGGTGTCGATGCGCGTGTCAATGCGACACGCGCGCGCGACTCGCACCGATTCGCTGGATTGCTTCGGCATATCAGATCCCCTCGACCACGGGTGTTGAGAAACACCGGCAATTGATTCCGTTGTGAGCCGACAGCCGGCCCCCGTCTTCAGAGACTCGAGGCGCCTGGGCCTGCTCCCCGTCCCCGAGCGTGAACGATTCGTGCACCCGCACCGTCTGGCCGTCGATTTCGTGCGTGTCTCGCACGTCGCCGTCGAGCGCTGTATTCCATCG